AAGGCATTTCGCACCGTCGCGATGACGGCGCTTTCCCTTTGGTGGAGTTTTTCCATGAACCTGACTGAAATGCAGGACAAGCGCGGTCAGCTTGTCACCGAGGCCCGTTCGGCGCTCGACGAAATCAAGGCCAACACCGACGAAGCCCGCGCGACCGAGCTGGAGCAGCGCCATGACGCGATCATGGGCGAGCTCGACAAGCTCGACGCCAACATTGCTCGCGAACAGCGCGTTGCCCAGCTCGAAGCCGAAAAGGCCGAGGCCGAGAAGCGCGCTCGCGAGAGCAAGCGTCCCGACCTGAGCGGCGAGGGCCGCGGCGCTGACGCGACCAAGGCGCCGGAATATCGCGAAGCGTTCATCGAGTTGGCCCGTGCCGGCTTCGACCCGCAGGCGATCTCGGCCGAGGCGCGTGCGGTCATCAAGGCGGGTGTCGCCGAGTTCCGCGCACAGACCGCCGGCACGACCACGGCGGGTGGCTACACTGTTCCGACCGACCTTGCGGCGAGCGTGGACAAGACCCTCAAGATGTGGGGTCCGATGTATGACGAGGCGATCTGCACCGTCCTGAATACCTCTTCGGGCAACCCGATCGACTTCCCGACTGTGGACGACACTGCATCGACCGTTTCGCAGCACACGGAAGCGAGCGCGATGACCGATGACGGCTCGAAGGACGTGACCTTCGGCAAGATGCGCCTCGACGCTTTCGACTACGACACGTCGTGGGTCCAGGTGTCGATGGAGCTGCTTCAGGACAGCGCCATCAACATCGAATCGTTCATCGGCGAGCTGCTTGGCGAGCGCCTTGCCCGCCGTGTGAACACCGAGCTGACCACTGGCGACGGCACGGGCGATCCGAACGGCATCGTCACCGCCTCGGCCGCCGGAAAGACTGCCGCGCTCACCACTGCGTTCACCGCGGACGAAGTGATCGACCTGTTGCATTCCGTCGATCCAGCCTACCGCGCTTCGCCGAAGGCCCGCTTCATGATGCACGACACGGTTCTCGCCGCTGTCCGCAAGCTGAAGGACGGCCAGGGCCAGTATATCTGGTCGATGGGCGACATTCGCGGCAATCAGCCGGCCTCGCTGCTGGGCAATCCCTACAGCGTGAACCAGGCGATGAGCTCGGCCTTCACCACGGGGCAGAAGCTGATCCTGTTCGGCGACTTCAGCAAGTATTACGTCCGCAAGGTCGGGGCTCCGGTCATTGGCGTGCGGCGCGAATACTACTGGCCGAACATCGGCCTCGCCGGGATCGTCCGCCTCGACGGCGACCTGATCCAGTCGAGCGCTGTCAAGCACCTCAAGCTGGCCTAACAATCGGGGCGGGGCTTCGCGGCTCCGCCCTTCATTTTCGGAGGGCCGACAATGGCTGGTGGTTACAATGTGACCGGCTATCGCAATGGCGATGGCGTCTTGGTCATTCAGGGTCAGACTGCGGTTACGCAGGCGACCTCGATTTCAACGGGCGTAACGTGCAACGCCTACACGGGCGTCATCACGACGGTTTCGCAGACGGTCGCGGCCGGCGCGGAAGCGCAGTTCACCGTGACCAATTCCAAGGTTGCGGCGACTGACGTGGTGAACGTCAGCATCAAAACGCACACTTCGGCAGGCACGTTCATTCCGGCGGTCACTGCGACTGCTGCGGGTTCGTTCCAGATCACGTTGACCAACCTTCACGCTTCGGCGGCGGGTGACAACGTGCTTGTCCTGAACTTCGCCGTTCAGAAGTGCGAAGCCTAAAATGAGGGTCAGGATGCTCGCGGGCTTTGCCGGAGCGATGGTCCTGATCCCCGGAGACGAAGCGGAGTTCGCGGACGCTGAGGCAATTCGCCTTATCGACGCGGGCTTCGCCGTCCCGATCGCGAAGCCGATCGAGCGAGCCGTTAAAGCCGCTCCGGAAAAGAGGAAGCGCAAATGAGCTGGCTTCCCGCGATCGTTACTGTCGAGCCGGCCTCGGAGCCCGTCACGCTCACGGAAGCCAAGGCTCAGTGCCGAGTTGACGGTTCGGACTCCGATACCGAGCTCAACATCTACATCAAGGCAGCCCGCATCTTCGTCGAAGAATATTGCGGGATCAAGCTGGCGGCTCAAACGGTCGTCCTGCGCTGCCGCCATTTCTGCGATTTCGTGGATCTTCCCGTTGCTCCGCTGTCGGCCATTGCCGACATCAAATACCTTGATATCGTTGGCGTCGAGCAAACGCTGGATACCGCGATTTACGAAAGCGTCCTGGTCGGGCTCGACCCGTCGATTCGCCTCAAGATCAACCAGACGTGGCCCGCGATCCGCTGCGCCAATGACGCAATCCGGGTCACGGCATCCGCTGGCTATTCGACTGTTCCCGAACCGATCCGCGCGGCCATTGTCCTGATGGTCTCGGCCTGGTTCGACAACCGCACCGTTGGTCCCGCCCCCGAAGGCGCGACCAACCTCCTCTCCAACTATCGTCGCTTCTGAAGGGACCAATCTAAATGGCCGACCTCTCAATCACCGCAGCCAGCGTTGTTGCTGGTTCGGGCGCAACCATCGATCGCAGCCACAACGCGGGCGCGGCGATCACCGCCGGTCAGGTCGTGTATCTGGAAAGCTCGTCTTCGACCTACAAGCTCGCCGACTGCAACAGCGCGACTGCCGAAGTCCGCACCCCAGCCGGCATCGCGCTCAACGGCGCGGCGTCGGGTCAGCCGCTTGCGGTTTGCACCAAGGGCTCGGTCACGATCGGCGCGACCCTCACGGCCGGCGTGGCGTATTATTTGAGCGGAACCGCCGGCGGTATTCGCCCCGTGGCCGACAATACGACCGGCGACTATCCGGCGCTCATCGGCATGGCGTCGAGCACGACCGCCCTTGTCGTCAATATTCAGGCTCCTGGCGCTGTTCTCTAATGGACGCAGGCCAGCTCGATCGCCGGGTTACGCTCCAGCGTAAAGGGGCGGAGACGGACGATGGTTTCAATACCGTCCCCGGCGGTTGGGCTGACCTTGCAGACGTGTGGGCGCGCTTCATTCCCCTGACCGGGGCTGAAAGGGCTGTAGCGGCACAGACGGAAGCGTTCGGGAAGGCGAATTGGGAAATCCGCAAGGATTCCTCATGGGCCGACTTGAACGCGAAGGACCGGCTCACCGTAAAGGATACCGGGCAGGCGTTCAACATCGTCAACGTGACCGAGCCTCGCCGGGGTTTCCTGTTGATCGAGAGCGTAGCGGCGAGTGACTGAGAAGTTCACGATGTCGGGCTTCAAGGAGCTGGACGCGGCGCTTGCTGAATTGCCCAAGGCGACGGCGCGGAATGCTCTTAAGCGATCGTTGAAGCCCGCTGCCGATATTGTCCAGAACGCCGCCCAAGCCAATGCGCCGGAAGAAACGGGAGTCCTGGAGCGGTCGGTGATCATCGGCACGAAACTGACCAAGCGGCAGTCTCGCGACGTTCGGCGGGACGGCAAGAGCTTCTCGGAAATCTACATCGGTACGGCGCTCGGGCGGGGCATGTTCACCGAGTTCGGCACGTTCAAGGACCGGCCCCAGATGTGGTTCACCCGCGCCTGGGATGCGACCAAGAGCGAAGCGCTGACGATCATCTCAAAGTCTCTGGGAACGGAGATCGAGAAAGCCGCCGCGAGGCTGGCGAGGAAGCGAGCGAAAGCGGGGCTGTAGATGCAGACAGAGCTTCGTGACCGTCTCAAAGCTAATGCTACGATTGCGGGACTTGTTGGAACCCGCGTCGATTGGGGCGTGAGGCCGCAGGGCAAGCCGCTGCCGGCGATCACGCTGACGCTGGTAAGCGACGTCCGCGATCAGACGATGGCGGGACTTCAGGTGACGCAAGGGCCGCTGATCCAGGTCGATTGCTGGGCGCTGACCTATGCGGAAACGGTAACGCTTCGGGAGGCCGTGATTAGCCTTCTGGCGACACCGGCAACGCAAGCCTCGTGCAAGTTCCTGGGCGCACAGAACATCAGCTCGCAGGATCTTCCCGAAGATACCGATGTCGGGCTGGTCCAGCGCGCCATCATCCGCGCCAACATCTGGCACACAACCTAATTCCCAAATCGGGATAGCCCATACCGGCCCTTGGGCAAGGCTGATCGGCTCGCCGCGATGGCGACCCTTCCTTCAAATGGAGCCTAACACATGTC